CCATCATCAGTCGTGTCGTTGTCGTCCACGGCCACCCCGTCGAGGTAGATGGTGATGTCAGCCGGGTCGGTGCCCCCATTGAAGGTAGCAAAGCCGGTATGCCACACATCTTCACTGACTCCTGTCTGGTACTCCCGCCCTATCGTGTCATCGCCGGACTCGTCGTAGCAGTCGAAGGAAAGGTAGTCGCTGGCATCGAAGTAGAAGCGGAACTCACGGAAGGTACTGTCGACATCCCAGACTGCAATCAGGGTTGTGTCGGTGGCCTCTGTCAAGTAGAACGCTATACCAACACTGAAGGCTCCTGCTGTTGAGAAGAGGGGGTTATCGGCAACGTCCCACTCCTCGTCTACTCCGTCGTGGGTATAGACCTGAACGGAACCCTGGTATGCCGGTTTGGTGTCCCAGGTAGAGATGTCTTTGCTTGGGGTGCCGTCCTGACCGTTGGCGGTGAAATCTGTGGGCACACTCGCAGCACCGGTTATCTCCGTGTTGGGCCAGAAGCCCGAGACATCGCCCAGTATCTCCATTATCTGAGCGTAGGCCATGCGTTGTACGACGCCGAGTGTGCCCTGGATTTCTATGCCTGTTGCGCTGCCCCCGATGGACAGCGTTGGCGTGTCGTCTGCTGACATAGTGATTCCAAACCAAGAGTCACCATCAAGGTCTACAACTGTGACTAGCGGCTGGACGACCCAATCGAAGAGGCCGAGGTCGGTAGCATTTAGGGTCGTGTGCTCACCAAAGACGAACGCCGGGACATTGTTACCGGCATCATCGCTCTCGTCCATAATGAACATCAGTACCTTTGCATCAGCATCCAGGGGCTGGTACTTGATATTGGCATCATTGCCAGCGCCGAAGGAAACGTTTATGTTATCACCCACAGCAAGAAGTCCGGCCACGGTTACATTGCTATCAAAGAAGGCAACCCCATCCACCTCTATTTTCCCAACGATAAATGCGTCATTGGGTGAGGCGAGACCATGAGAGGTTACAGCCCCAGCACCGACACGGAGGTACGGCAACCCGCCCAGGATAGTGCCTATTACCTCCGCTCTTATCCCATCTACGAAAGTTGCCATATCACTCCTCCTTCGGCGGCTTCATGGGCCGGAAGGCCATCGCCTGCATGTCCAGGTTCCAGTCTCCATTCAAGCCGAGTCCGGCCTTGAGGCCGCTGGCATACATATTCAACGCCTGCTGTGCCACGGTTAGATTAGCCACGAGTCTCTGGACTTCCCCCTTGGCTTCCTCTGGAATCTGTTTTTGTTCATTGTCTGTCATGGGAACACCGTCTGATACGTGAGCGTTACACCATAGTCGTCGTCCTCTGAGTTCGTGTGGAGGATGTCCAACTCGTCTCCGTCGCTGAACATCATCATCCCCTCAAAGGTCTCATAGAGAGAAGTAAGTCCGAGTGCCCCCAGGTCAGAAGAGAAGACAACCGTGTCATATAAGGTGTCCTGTTCGGCATCCTTGGTTATCGTGAAGAGTTCCCCTGCGTTTGCTGAGGACGAAATATGGAGGTCAAGCGAGATAAGCCTGAAGGGAGTCTTGGGAGCAATCGTTCCTGTCAGGTCACCGGAGGCAACCGTGAAGTGCCTGACCCCATATCTCCCAGTCCCACCGCTATCAGGTTTGAGGAGTACCTGTTGCCCATTTATGGCAACCTCAGTAAGCCAGGCATCTTCGAGTGTGGATGAGGCCAGCCAGCCATAGTCAAGCGTGATACGGTAGATGGTCCAGGTTGAAAACAAGACGTCCGCCTGGAACTCTGCCCAGGTATACAACGTCCCTGCGGTCAGGTCTGTCCCTGTAGTATTCTCACCGTAGAAGAACATCTCGGTTGCGGTGTCGTCAAGCATCTCGACATTGAATAAGGCGCTCTTTGACGCCAGACCCATGAGCTGAGTTACCTCAACCCGCTTGCTGAAGTCGGCAGCGTCGTGGAGCCAGACCACGAGGTTGACACCTGCAGACTCAGCGTTAGTCATAAAGTAAGTCCACTGAGCAGATGTCAGGGAAGCGATTGGCATTTCGTTGATCGGTAGAACCACCGAAGCCCAGTCGTCATTGGACTGGACACCACCGTAGAGATTTGCCGCCCAATGATTCAGGGACTTCTGATAGACTTGTGCGGCTGGGGTTCTTACCCAGCACGCCGAAGAGTTCCTGGTGGCAAACAGAGAGGCTTCTCCGATGCTACCCCTGCTGCCTGTTCCCGTTCCCACTTGGACGACTCGTGCTGCATCGAGCACATCGTCCATCGCCTCATGTGCGTCGACTGTTCCTAGTCGTACTTGCTGTGGCATAACTTTTACCTCCTACCACCTGTTATTGCCAGCCTATTGTTAGTCTTTCGGGCAGTCCTCGTGCTGCCACATATAAGGATCCTCCTCGTTGTGGCGTTTCTCATGGTAAAGAGGAACTGGGTTTTCCTCTATGGGTTCGTTGCAATAAGTGCATATCTCGTTAGCCATTCTTCACCTTCTTCCGTCTTGTCCTTGGTACTATCGGTGGTACTATCGACGCTTCGGGTCTACCCACCGCTTCCAAGAGACCCCTCTGAAAAGCCCTGTCTTCGTCCCGCTCCTCACGGACGCGGGCTGCCTCGATAGCTTTCCATTCCTGTGGGTGGCGTTTCCTCATATGCTCCGTAAGTTGATGCCGATTCGTGATATTGCTCTTGGGACAGGTCCGGAATCCCAGTTCTTCATAACTCTCCCTATCAGAGCTTTCAGGATGGAGCAGGCATTTGATCGTACCCCTCTTCCTTATCACCCCGGGATTATCTACCGAGAATCTGTACTTCCCATTGGGGAATCTTGAGGTGAGTTTCTGCCTGAGCATATACCCGAGACAGGGGACCCTATCACCAGTGTCCGTTTCGTAGATGTAGAAATACTTGCCGCTTTGCACTTCATGTACTACCGTGGGAGGCTCAACATCAGTAATCCCCCTGTTAATAACAGGGTTGTCAGTCAAGTCACTCGGTAGTTGTACCGGTTCTGCCCGCGCCAGCATCTCCTCGATCAAAGCATTATTTTCTGTAGTCATTCGATTGTCCTCCATAGCTTTCGCTAGTTCCCGTTTTATCGAACGGTCATCCCACTTTGTACGTGTCGAGTTGCAGTAGTTCGCTCAGGTCCAGTAATCGTTCACCTCTTATTTCGTCAGCCCAGCCTCGTAGCTCTTCCACCGAATGCTCCCAGAGGCTGGGAATATGGATTTCCCGCACCCCCTTAAACGACTTTGCCAGGCCCATATCCTCACGGTACTCGGCGATACGTCCGTCCCGGTTTACCAGGATGATCCGATACCGCCGAGCGCCGCGGCCTGTCGGAGAAGGCTGGTGCAATTCCGCATAGTCCCAAGCCTTCTCATTACCTTTAATTGTGCTTGCTACGGCTATCAATGGCATCCCGCATCTCCCGCAATTTCTTCTCGTCCTGTTTCACTTCTCTCAGGTATATTTCAAGACGAGACTTAAAAGCCTCCTCCGACTCTTGAAAATTCCTCCGAATGCTTCTCATATAACTCTCGATGTTGTGACAGGAGTTATCATTTCTTGCCTTTTGATTTCTCCGGAGGAGCCAGTTTCTGCCTTAGTTCCTCAGCAGTGTCCGACTGGAAGAACTTGATACCCTGCTCCTCGCACTCCTCTCTCAAGGCAACTAATCCATATCCGCTATAGTCTGTCATACCTCCCCCTTAATACCGTCTGATCTGTAGGTCAATGAACCAAGACGCAGTATACGAAGCCGCATTAGTGTCATTGATAACACACCCTGCTACTTGACCCCCCGCAGTAGTACTCCAGAGTGGGTCTCCTGTCCAGATAAGGGTGCCATCAATGTTGAACATACCCATCCTGAGATGGTTGCCAGAACCTGGAACCTCATCACCACCCAGCACGTTGCAAGGCCCCCCAGTCTGAATCCAGCCGTACCTACTAGCAACTGGTACTACAGGAGCACAGCCCATAACAGTGACATCACGCCTACCTGCATTAACAGACGAGCAGAGGGTTTTGTACTGGTTTTCATATAGGCGGACTGTTTGCCCAGAGGAAGTAGCAGTTACGAGTCCCTTAGCCCTCTCCAGCGTAAGGATGGAATGCTCTCCATCATGGACAGTGCTTGCTATGATCCTATAGGTGTAGGTCGGGTGCGACCTCGACATCATGTATCCACCTGCCCACTGGTTTACCGTGCTTGCGGTGTCCTCTATTTTGATTTCCCTTTCCCCAACGGGTTCGATCACGGCATCAGTAGTAGTGACCTTCCCCGTGGCTATGTTGAAGAGGCCCTGCCCACACTTTGTCGTTGTTCCCTCAACGATAGTGATGTAGCCGTAGACGTAAGTTTTCTCTCCATCATAGAACGCAGTGCCTACAGGGTAGTTCGGGTTGACGTCAAGCACGTAGACGTCCGGTTCGTTATGATTTCCCCATCCCTTTTGTCCTTCGTAGAAGGCGGGGGGGTCCAGAGTCCCCCACTGAGCGACGAAGGCCGGCAATTTCTTTCCCATAGTCTCCCTCATTCCTCCTGTTTATTTCCTGGCGGTTGATTTCAGGCCCAACCGCCAAAGCCTTCTAACTTCAGGCGTGTTTCAGTGTTTTCATGGCTTGGTAGAAGCCTTCTCTGAGAGCGAGTTCCTTACTGGGCACAGGTCGACGCCCCGAATTATCAGTCCTTTGCTCCCAGAACTCCATCCCAAGCTCTGCTTGTTCCTTTTTGATGACCAAGTGCGGCTGTATCCTTTTCAAGCATTCGAAAGCCTTATTTGAACTGACAGACCAGTTGTAGTGCTCTCTCCTTGTGAAAAAGGAACCCTCAGTCATGGGTTTGTGGCTTATCGAACCACCGTATTCTTCCACAAGCATTTCCAGTACAGGAAGATGTGTGTTAGAAACCTGCACATGGAGCCTATACCAAACGGACACTCCACCGTTACGCCAATATCTCTTAGGCTTAGTTCTACTAATGACAATAGAGCCATCAGCATCTATAAGACCAGCCGCATAAGAATCATCCATTAGGCATTCCAATCCCTATTCGCCTCGACCAGAAGGTAGTCCACGTCCATTGTGGGCTGAGTTGCACCAACAGCCCCTAGACCACAGAAGGCTGCAAGGTCAGTTGTAGTAGAAATTGCCCCCTCCAGTGTCTTCAAAAGGTCTTCGTCAGCGTACCAGCGAGCCGTACCGTTGTTGTCGATTTCAAGTCTCAGTACCATGAACTCGCCAGCCACCATCACTACGCCAAGGTCATTGTCAGTGGTGTCTGTTGAAGCAGACGTAGCCCCGCCGTTGTAGACAGCGTGCAGTTCGGTAGCAGAAGTCATCTCAGATTGGATGTAGAACCCGCACATATCCGAGGCAGTGTTTTCTATCGTGGTAACAGCCGTGACATCGAAAAGGTCGTCCTCAATGTCTACATCGTCACCGTTTACATCGGAAAAACCGACGAACATCACCCTGGTTGTGAGAGCGGCCATGCGAATCCGAGCCTCAAGTACAAGCGTCCCCATGAGACCCACGTCGAACCCCACTGCGGTAGTGAGTGCTGCCGTGAACCCGTCTGTGTTGTCGGTTTCAAGCTGGAGCACACCGCTAAGGGCGTCAGTCTCCAAGAGGGTTTGCTGTGTATCTGTGGCAGCAATGCCGTCACCAACAAGTTTGAAATCAGCAGCATCAATCACTACCTTAGTCTCAGCATCTAGTCCCTCCTCGCCTCCGAAGAAGTCGTTGAAGAGGCGAATCCTTCCAACCGTACCCTGTCCTTTGATTGTCATATCTTTCCTACGAGCTTTAGCTCAATTCTATTTGTGCCCTATAGGGACTACGCATTCCAGTCTCTATTGGCCTCGACCAATAGATAGTCAACGTCCATCAGTTCCCGAGCCCCACTGACAGTGCCCAAGCCCACAACAGCCGCCACGTCAGTAGAAGTGCTGAGTGCCCCCGCCAGTGTCTTCACCACAACGCCATTGATCCACCACCGGGCGGTCCCATTGTTGTCCACTTCCAGCCTGAGAACGTCCCACTCGCCAGCTACAGCAACAACGTCCAGGTCGTTGTCATTAGTATCAGTTGAGGCTGCTGTGGCTCCACCGTTATAAATGGCGTGCCACTCGGTGCCGTAGGTCATGTCAGACTGAAGGTAGAACCCACAGATGTCAGAGGCAGTGTTCTCGATTGTAGTGGCGGCGGTAACGTCGAAGAGATGGTTTTCAATGCTCAGTGCATCCTGGTTGTCATCGGTAAAGCCCACGAAGACAACCTTGGTATCGAAGTCTGCGAAGCGTACCCGTGTCTCAAGCACCAGTGTCCCCATCAATCCAACATCAAACCCCACAGAGGTTACCAGGCAAGTGCTGTCTGCGTCAGTATCAGCAGACTCAATTTGGACAACCCCGCCGAGGCCATCCGAGTCCAGTGTGGTTATCTGCACATCGTTGTCAGCCAGACCCTCCCCGACGAGTTTGAAGTCCTTAGCGTCCACCACCACTTTGGCTTCTGCATCCAGGGCCTCTTCGCCGCCGAAGAAGTCATTGAACAGCCTGATCCGTCCAAGCCCGCTTTGTCCTTTTACAGTCATTTTGCCTCCAGCAACTTTAGTTGCTTTTCCAATTCTCTGATTCTCGCGCCATAGGGCGCTGTTACCTGCCCCAAGTTATCGGGGTACCGAGGAATCGCGGCAAGATTCTCTTCCCGCGTATCCTCAGTAGTCCCATTCAGGCTATGTACCACCCAACCTTTAGGTATCGGGCCATGAGCCTCTTTCCATGCCTCACGCCTTGCGTTCATGTAGCCCCTCGTTTATGTCAACTACGAAGTTGGAGCAGTCGCGTCGCTCACAATTTTCTGCACCCAGCCGTAGGCCGCACTCGGTCGCTCACCGTAGGCGTACTCATCGTAGTGGTAAACGTGGTCTCCACCCCCACCACGCTTCTCGTTGCGAACAGACACGACTCTCGGCGCCCTGCCCTGAACGAGGATGATGCCCTCCATAGCAAACACCCCACCGGTTGCATCATCGTTAGCGTCGATGGTAATGTTGCCGTCCTCGAAGACTTCCACCGACGCAATGGCCATCAACATACCAGTGGTAAACACCCTGGCCGTTAGACCTTCCCCACTCATGTAGGTGCCGATGCCGGCTACCAACTCGTCGTATATGTCCTTGATCTGGAATCCGTGCAGTACACTCCGGTATGGGGGCTTGGCGTTTTCGGTTGCGTTGCTTGAGATATTGGCCTTTGCAGCCGCAATGTGCCCTGTCGTCAGGGTACTACCAGCACCGGGAGAGGCGGTTGTGGCACCGGTTGAGAAGATGGTCAGACCATCTTCATCCTTTTTGCGCTCGATTGCGTTCTGTGCCAGTCCACCGATTTTGCTAAAGCCCTTCCGGTTGATCCTTGCCTGGACCCTATCGGTCAAGAACGTCTCTATTCCGACCACGGTCGGGGTGATTATCTGCAAACTATCAACCACCTGTTGGGGGTTATCGAGATCGGTGTTCTCGGTGACGGCCTGGGCTGTCATTTGGTCATAGGTGATTTCCTGCCAGGACAGACCAATTCCCTCTCCAAGTGTTTGCCTTTCGACAAGCTGGGGCATTACGCCCTCATATTCTCTGACTATCCTGGCCGAGCTGCGAATATCATCCAGAGAATCCGCAACAGAGCCGGTAGTCGTCCAACCAATGGGACTCATAATCTCCTCCTAGTATGCATCTACTATCTTATCGTGCCTTTTCTTAGTCTCTGGGGTTACGGGGATCTGACCGGATGCAAACTTCTTCATAAAGCTCTCATCCGAATCTCCCCCTGCACCAGGACGGCTTGAATCAGGCCGTCTCGGTGTATTTACACTCTCGGGAGTCTGGAACTCTTTGGCTCTCGCCTGAGCATACTTCTCCATCCCCGCATCATCCTTGAAGACCACGAGGTCGTCCACGAATGCCTGTACTTGCGAATGGACAGTAGGGTCGGCCAAAGCGTACTTGATTGCCAGTTCCCAAGCCCTTATCCCATTTTCTCGTTCGTTGAGTGTGTCTTCCCATTTCCTCTGGTCACCAGCGAGCTTTTCAGCGTCCTGCCTGAGCTGAGTTACCCGCCGCCTTTCCTTCTGGAACTCGCGGGCCGGTGGGTCGTCTCCCCATGCCTCCAATTCCGCCGTTTCAACAATATTCAGAGCCGACTTCAATCTGTCGACTTCTCCCCTCGCGCTATCCCTCTCCTCGTAGATAGGAGTTATACGTTTGTCTACCGCAGACTGGATGTTCTCGTCTGTGGCCTTGGCCACCGCCAGTTGGAACTCCGGTCGGTCTTCTATCTTGACCTCGGGCTCAGGCGCTTCGGATGCCTCGTCTGGTGGTGTCTCAGGGGGTTCTACGGGCACTTCCGGTACTACCTCTTCCTTAACTTGTGTGTTTACCACGATTGCCTCCAATTACTCCACGTGTAGTCCCATCAATCTATCCCAGGCAGAAGTACCAGGCACTTGCTGGGTGGGTAGTTGCTCAGTGGGCGCTTGCTGGGTAGGCGCTTGGGTGCGAGGCTGAGTCCTGCTAGATGACCGCTGACTTCTGATGGACTTGTACCCATACCATTTCACAAGGATTTCATCAATCTCAGGGTACTTTCTCCTGTAACGCTTTCGCCTCTCGGCTTGGTTAGGCCCTTCTATTTCCCAGTAAGGCTTCAGAGCTGCAATAGCCTGTTGGTACTCGGCCATCAGAGGCCCCCACTCAGTTAATCCTGTGTTCCTGTCTACATAAGCCTCTTGAGTATCACTCCACTGTTTCCTCAGACGCCCTTCCAGTACCTCTTGCTTATCCCAGTCCAGTACACCAGATGCCCTTTTCGCCTTATCAAAGGTCTCGTAGTACTGCACCAACGCCCTCTTATTCGGGTCTGTCGGTAAGACGTCGGTCTCCTTGAACAACTGGAAGTCTATATCTACTTGGGATTTACGCGCTGACATCTCGCGCTTTAGCAGCGTGACTTCATCCCGAAAGGCATCAGCCTCCATCAACCCCTGCGCGAACTCAGAGACCAGCGCCTCTCCTCTAACTACCCTCTCCTTATCAATATCATCAAGCGTCGAAAAGCCTTCTGCCTTGAGCTGTTGCCGTTCTATGGCAGCCTCACTTCTCAAGCCCAACTCAGTTTGCAGTTCTACGTTGTTGGATAGTTCCCTTTTTTGCGAAGGTTCCAGGTCAGCCCAGGTTTCAACAGGGAGACCATTGACTTTCAGAAAACCGCTATCCCTGGCAACCCTATCCAGGAGGTTCATGGTTGTTTCTGCCCTGACATTTACACCGGTGGCCTGCACTGCCAAGCCTTTAATCCCCACCCTTTCCTCGCCTCTTGGGACAATCTCTTCAGCCCCCGGTATTTCCTGACGGAGCCATTCCCCTATAATGCCGCCTACTCCTATAGGCGCAAACATATCGTGTAGCAACTGACTTGTCCTGGAAATGACACCGCCAGGCCCAACATCATCTATAGGAGCACCCCAAAAGTTTGTGCCTGTTACCTGATTCGCCAGCGTCCTTACAGGGACACTTTCTCTGGAAGTAATGAAGTTGATAGGATCGAGCACCCGGAACGCCGTGTCCATCTGCCCGGCCAGGTCAAGAGTTATCTCCACATCCCCCCTACCTTTTATCGGTAAGGTAGGGGCAGCGAACTCCGTGTTATAACCATAGGGAAAAGGCCCATAGTTGCTCTTGCTTATGGGACTATACCTTTCGGATGGTAGCGGTTCCCCTGTAGAGGCGAAGTGAACCACATTGGCAGTAGTAATCAAGAAAAGATAGACACCGATCCAGTGCTTTCGCCAGTAGCTCTTGTACGGGCCGTGAAAAGCACCTGTGGCCTGCCTTAGCAGACCTTCCGACTCACCTATCGAGAAGAACAACCTGCGAAGACTCTCTCTTAACACCCTGTTCTGAATAACACTTTGAGACGCCGGAATGGTCGAGTATTTGGTGTTGGCAACTCTAGCAATCATTCCATTTATCTGTGCATCATTCAGTGAAGCATACTGACGGGCAATCATAGGAGCTATATTATTCTGAACATCCGTCATTATCGCAGCTGAGTAAACACCGTCAAAGAGACCACGCCTCATCGCACTTTCCAGATCGCCTATCAAACCGAGAAATCTCTTTCCCTTGCCGAGTATCCCAGACTCCTTTGCTACCTGATGTACTAGCTTGTCCATGTCAGCAGGGAATATAGTTACATCCCTGAGAGACAGGCCAGCTCTACTGATGCCCTTGAAAGTGATGCCCGGTCTACCCTGAACGAGAGGTTCTGTGCTCTGGAGTTGCTTGGCAAGGCTCAGTCTTTTGGCAGGGCTAAAGTTAGCCCGCAAGACCTTCGCCACAGTTTGAGGGTACCTCGCCGGGGCCTTTATGGCTTCTATCGGCTGACCTGCCATTAGAGCATCAACGGATCTCGTCCAACTACCAGACCCAGCCCTCGTGAGGAAGTCTATCTGCTGGAAGAAGGACGCAAATAGCTTTGCCCTCTTGGGAATAAAGACCAGGGCGTCGATGATAGAAAGCGGGTCGATAGTCAGTCCTTTGACAGTGAACTTCCCCAGACTTGGCCGCTTCCCGTAGATATTTTCCAGAGCATTGGCTATCTTATCCGGGACAATCCACCTTCTTGAATACATAATCGCTGGCTGTCCAGTAACGGGATCAGCAATAGCAAATGGCTTCCCCTCAAAGGCAGGCCCGACTTCAGGGACTCTCCACCCTTGGCGTATTGGGCCACCATCATGGGGGCGGATCAACTCTTCACCCATACTCTTCAAGTGTGAGACGAGTTCCATCTGCTCTCGGTATTTAACCCCCTGCATTCGGGAAATACTCCACTGCTGGTAGGGATTCCAGAATAGAGGCTCAAAACCAGCCGCTCTCATTTCCTCATAGGTAGCATTAACACGAGGTTTCTTGAAAGAAGGTGTTTTGACCAGGGGCCTACCTTGCACCACATCGGCAAAAGCACCCTCTGGCGGTTTCCAACCTCTGTAGAAGTAGTCCTCGACTGTAGCCATTTCAGGATCGAAGTCCAATCTGGCAGACTGCTCCCAGTCGGTTAGGGCTCTTAACTCCTGATAGACTTCCTCAAGCCCTTCAGGGACTCGTACTGCCCCCGACTCTACTCCGCTAGGATTGTGAAGGGCAGCATACAGCTCATCTAGTTTCTGGATATCTTGAGGACGTGGAATTAAATTATCCCTCCTCCATACCCCGATACCCTTTGCCTTTAGCTTCTTACCGCCCTCCTTGACAATAATATAAGAGCGGGTAGACTCATTGTTGATAGCACCCTCATGCAATACAAGAAGCCCCCGGTCTGGCCGTTCCCCAGGTGGTATCTTCTCTAATATCTCCCTAAAAATATCGTCTGGCTCCCTTGCCACAAGGTCTGTGGGCGGTTTCGGCGGTTTCGGGCCATCTGGTGCCGCAGCTTCAGTATGAGCAACCTTTGCATCTTCTGGAGGGACACTCTCTGGGGCAGTTCTTCCTTGCTCTTGGACCCCCTTAACCCAGGCTGCCCCCGCAGTAGACGGAGGTTCTGGAGGTACCGCAGGCGGAGCGACCTCAGCAGGGACTTCTGGTGCCACTTCAGCCGAAACGACTGCTTCAACTGGGGCCGTCTCAGGGGCTGCCCTGTAGACCTTGAGCATTTCGTCTAGTTGAGATGTGGTGAATCGTGTCAAAGGGCCAGCCTTTTCCCCACCATGAAACGGCATACTGCGAAGACCTAACTCCGACTCTACCTCTGCGATAGCACCTTGTAAGTCGTCTGGTGAAAGGCTCTCCACATCCTTTTGGGCTTCCAGCCTGGCCGCTTCAAGACGTAACGCCTCTTTTGTACCCGTGCCCGCAGGTAGTCTCCCCTTTGTTTCAAGTAGTCGGTCAATTTCCTCGCTTCGAGCATCACGCTGCGCCTGCTGGAGCTTGAGTTGGTCGTCCATACTGACCTGAGTAGGTCGACCCCGGCCAGGAGGTCTTACTTCTTCTACTCCCCCAAACATCCCAGGCTGTAGACCAGCTTCGGGTTCCCCTGGTATTTGCTGGGGCAATTCCGCAGCCGCGAACTCCTGCCGCATCTCCGTCAGGCGGGTTTGAGCCCCTTCTAGGTCAGCCCCGAAGAACGTACTGCCAGTGTCTGGATCGGTGAACAGGTAACCGGCCCCTTCTATCTTCTCAATGCCGGTATATTTCACCCCCAAGTCCTTGGCTATCTGCCTGCCGACAGCGTTAGTAGGCTTTTTAGGTGCTACAGCAGGTTTCAAGTCAGGGTACTCAGCTAGGACTTCAGGTGGGACGGGTTGACCTTCGGCAAGGGCTGTACGGATAGCTTCTCGATGATAGCCTTCACCTCGCAGAGATGCTTCTACCACCTCTTTTGCTACGACATTGCCACGCGCCTTTTCTGCTGCCACAAGCTCATCTACATGCTGAGGGATACTCTTTCCAACGGTCTTCTCATACCCGAGTTCATTAGATACACGGAACTCAGCCCTAGTCATCTGCCACGGCTGCTTGGCTGCTCCTCCACCAGGCACTCTCGGCATATCCGGAGGCAACCCACCTCCTGCCTGTGCTGCGGCTGTCTCGATTTGGGGAATTATCCTGTTCTCTACTTCACCAATGGTATCCGCAACAGCGTTCCTGACGGCCGTTTGCGTACCCCTCCTCTCTGCCAGCCTTCTCGTGAGATTATCTGTAGCTCTCTGAATAATCCATTGGCGGTCACCTACAACCGCCCTGAATATACGATTTTGCGCCGGGGAACCCTTGAGACGACCCTGAGTAGCAATCCACTTGTCAAGACCAGCGTCCAACGCAACCTGTAAACCTTTACGAGCAGCCGCTGGTACACCTTTAGTCACTGGGATAACAATACCGTGCTTGACGACCGCTCCCACCGCTGCCTCAGCAGCAGCCGGAGGTGCCAATGCCGCCGCTGCAACTTCAGCCGCACCACCACGGAATCCACCTCTAGCAATTGCCGGTCTGAGAGCTTCCCTTGCTCCAGTAGCAGTCCCACCTACCGCAGTGAGACCAATCATTTCCACTGCTAGTTGGACAGGCACTGGTAACTCTCTGAATCTCTCCGCAGGCAATTGCCTTAGCTCATCCTGTATCTCCCATGCCTCTTGCCCGATGCGATCCATAGCTTCTTTTTGCTCAGGCGTTGCCCCAACACCCCACCGAGAGACACCCAAATCCTTCCATTCACGATCAAGTTGGGCCAGCCTAACAGACAGTTGACCCACATCGGATACACCAGTAACACCTGATGGCGCACCACGTAATCGTCTCTTTTCTACTTCCTCCGTTATCTGCCCTGTGACAGCACCACCAAAACCCGCGAATGCCTCATCCAGAGCCATAAGTGCCGGGATAAAGACGTACTCTCCTAATTGCTGGGGCAATCGAGCTAAAGCGGCATGTACGCCCCTCGGTTCCTGTAATCCTGGGAAAAGGGTGGGTTCGGATGGTTGTGGGGGTTTAATTGGAGGTAGGAGCAAATCAGAAGGGCTGCGTTGCTCCGGCATCCTCACATCAGTTTCGGGCTCTGGATGCAGGGCAAGTAGATTCTGCCAGGCATCAGGTTTGGGTTTGACCTCTAGTTGACGCCCGGTTTCCTCGATCTCGCCGGCGATATCCTCTATATTCTGTTGTCTCAGGTCTCTTGTCGTCATATAAAACCAAAAGAGGCGAAGCCAATTAAGACTCCGCCTCCGATTTCGGTCGGCCTGATATTCTGTTGTTAGCTCAGAGCCAAGGGCCTTTCACCCTTGGACATTCTCGCCGTATCCCTATATCCGTCTTTGGGTGAATCGCTCCACCCGACTAGCGTTCGGGGTAATAGGGCGTTATTACCTTGAGAACTCGGTGCACCTCCTAGCGTCTATCTTCCGCCACTCTGAGCCTATAGTTTCTCGCTCTGAATACCTGTCTCTACACGATCCGGGTGGCCATCGACCATGATTATTGTAACACGGGAATGCGGGATGTGTCGAAGCTTACGTATCAGACTGCTCTCTTTGTCGCTGACGAACATCTTCTGGGTCCGTTCTGTTCTACTGCTCATATCAACGGCTCCGTCAGGGTGTAGCCTGCTTGCCCCAAAAGCCTCTTGTAGTCCTCTCTGCTCCAGGCGCTCTGCCCCTCCATTAAAGAGTCAGGCAACTCCCCCTCATTAACCTTGATGGCTACGCCTTGGGAGTCAAGATACGTAAGAATATCGTGAACATAACTAGTAGGTGTTGTTGCTGGGAGTTCGCCGCGATGAGACTTAATGCCATCACACCACACATCAGCGACTATATCCCATATCCCTTCCCGTATCTCTTCCTGCTTAGTCATCGTCTCAACGTTCTCAGTGTCGGTCTGAATTGCCTCGTCCTGATCCCTCTCTCAGCCTCAGATAACTGTGCCCACCGGCTCTCGAAGTCCCACCCCTGCACAAACCGACCGAACTGCCCTGCCGCAGCCGTCGCATCATCAACCCTCCGCACAATCGGTGACTGCCGATAAGCCTGTGCTACGTCGTCAAACAGACTCTTGAAGAACTGCCGCTGTCTGACAGACCCTTGTGGTACGTTCTGGCTGAATGCCCCGAAAGTGATACCGCCCTCCCGGAGTCGGGCTTGCTCCCTCTCGAACGCAGGCATACGAGCTTGCTCAACCTGCGCCGCCGTAAACCGCTGTTCGGGTCTCTCCACTCCTTCCAGCCGTCCGCTAACCCACTCAGGAGCCTTCCAACCGGTTGCTTCCTGGTCCTTTATCCACTGACGCGGACTGGTACCGATAGCCGCTGCCTGCTGGCGTACCCACTCCATAAACGCCTGCTGGTGTTGCTCGGTTGCCGGGCCTTCTACACCACGCTGTTGTGGGGTTAGCCCTTCTCTACCAGCAGGTGTGAACTCCCACATCCGGGCTTGAGTTGTTTGAGGACCAAGGGAAGAAATCCCCATCCCACTCTGATAGAGCATCGTATCCGCTCGGAAGTCCTCATCAAACATGGCTTCCGGTAAGTATTGAGGATACCCAGCACTCGTGTCAAGACCCAGAACGTCTGCATACCTATCCAGCGTAGCCTCTAAATCTGTCCGTTCCTCATCAGTAGCAGTCTGCCATCTCCCTTGCAAGGACTCGTAGTTCTCAAGGGCTTCATTGCTTAACACCACATCCAGTAAATCTGTCCCCGCTTGTAAGTCGGTTCCGCCCAAGCCAAACCGTAACCTGCGTCCTGACTCATCCGTAGGCAAATTATAGAGAATAGCCGCAGTGTTCTGGTCAAGGTTTCGGACACCCGGTATGGTAGCTAGACGGAGAGCGGTATTTGTGGGTTTGCCGTTTTGAAGCAATGCCTGATAGAGCGCCCAATCAACATCACCACTGGGTAACGTGGCACGACGCCTCGCCTCCGCCGGGGGTATACCCTGCCGGAGCAACGCCCTGAACAGTTCCTCATCCAGTCCAGTACGTCGGTCTCCCATTAGTCTCCCTCTCCCTTATGAGCTGGTAGCCTGACCTTCCCAAACAGTATCAGAGGAACGAACACCATGATGCGCCGCCATATTGAATAGTTAGAATAGAGATAGCCTTCAAGCTCAAGCAAGCCTTGGAGATCAATATTCAGTGGGTCCTGGACAAAGGCTAGGGTCTGTGGTTCATTCTCTACCCCTTGATACTCCAACTTTACGTCATCCATCGGACCCCATTTAATGGGCTTGTCATCTTTCATCTACCTAACCCCTTCAGTCTGTTCATAGCCCGTTGTCTGAGGTTCGGCTGGTCCTTAATCTGCCCTATCCTGGCAGTTGGGGTAGGCGGACCACCGGGTTGGGGTGTTGGTCCGGTAGGTTGCTGTTCTTGCGCCTGCTGTTGGGCGAGCTCTCTCTCAAGTATGTCAGCGTCCTCATCATCACCGTCAGCTCGCAGTGCTGACAGAACTCTCTTGGCCATGATACCGAAGAACCCGTAGACCTTCTCACGGTCAATCTTGTCATCCTCAGCGTCAGTGTCCTGTACAAGATGGAACTCGTCCCTGATCGTCTCATCCGAAAGCAAGGGACGCCCGTTCGGCCCCACCGTCCTGGCAGTAGTGCCCATAGCGAGGTTAGTCTGCTGGTCTTGCAGGATGTTAGGTACTATCCTTGTATCGAACTGGAGGTCACCGGGGAGATCGCCTGGTTTCCTATCAAGACTGTACGGCACCCCTCGCCTATCGGTACCTGAGACAGTCATACCCTTCGACTTGTCCAGAGCGTTGAACTGCCTGACAAACTCGTTACCAGCCCAGCTACGAGCCTTCTCGACCGTCTTGAGAAAGGGGAAAATAACCTTTAACGCCCCTTGGGTAAGCTGTTGTACAGTAACCCCGGCAGGAGCGCCTTGAGCCACACCATGGACTACCGCTGTCAGACCACCGATGCTGATTTTCCTCTGCACATTCTCCCAGAATAGTATCCCGTACCGAGGAAACTCTGGGTTCTGTGTCGGACTCAGACTTTCGCCTTTGCCTATGTCCAGCGCGATAATGCCACCCTTTTGGCTCGGGTCCTGGTCAAAGTCTACCGCACTCCCTTGCAAGGTGCTATCGTAGGTAGACGTCATAGGCTGTTTTGCCGCCTTACCGAGCAAAGTCATCAGATAGCTACCAATACGCTCTTCAATCGGAATCAATAATCGGTCGTTGAATAGCAGGTCCTTACCCACATTCACCAGATCATCCCCACTCTCACTGACCACAAACGGGCGGTTCCCCACAGGGAGTATCAACACTGGTAGATGGCCGATTCCATGACGTTCGGGAGGTTTAACCCAGTCCCCAACCGTTCCATCAGTATGGGTATACATGACCCCGCTATCTTCATCATCGAGAATATCGTGAAGGTCTAACTCACCCTTATTGTCCCCAGTAACCTCTTCCCCATACTCGTCAAGTACCGCTTCAACAGTAGTTCGACGTCGGTGAGATACCCACAGATTACCCTTTGCCCCGGGCCACCAGAGAGTTTGTCTTGGATCCCACGGCATCAGATCAGGGACCAGATCACCGTCTTCTTCATAGAGAATCACCCTCTGCGCTATCCAGCCACGGTTGACAGCGAACCAAGCCTGTTGACTCTGCCAGTTCGTAGCCTCCGATACAGCTGTAAGGTTCTGATCACTGATGGCAAAAAGCCCTTCAACAAACTGCTCGGCCTCTGACAGCTTCTTGCGCTTGCCCTTACTACCGTAGCTGATAGGTAGCTTGGTGAATATCTCTCCGTTTCCAATAATGTTAGTAGCGGTATCGACTAGCACGCCGGCATCATTGGAGGTGTAGGAGTCCCAGGCACCTTCCTTAGCCGGTATCTGGAATGCCTCTTCAATCATCCTCTGAGTAGCGTCCATACGGTCGTGGAGAGGCTGCAGGCGTTCCTGTGCCTTTTTCAGGTTCTGGTGCCAGGTACCGATATCACTGTCAAGTGCCATCTATCTCTCCTATAATACCTCCGACAGACATTGCACCTTCACCCTCGCAATGAGCACAAGAAAAGAGTATCATCAACTCTCCGCTACCAGGAATCCCAACGTGAAGGAAATGGAATGGGCAGTCCTGCATTGGGCAACCGTCGACGAAGACGCCCCGACATGGCTCACATCGTAGGATTTCAGTATCCAGTGCCATCTAAATCTCCTATAGACATTCCAGTCACCTCAAGGAACTCCTCAGCGTAGCCATCTCTACTTCGAATACACTTACGGCATATCCTCTCTTCACCCGGTTTCAGGTACTTCCCAAACCACTCTGACCTGTCGGAGAAACTAAAGACCATCTTACCGCAACAGTTGCACCGGGTAGCGATTCTCTCAAACATTACTTCTTCTTCCTTGGCTTAAAGCCGTGGTCAATAGCTTGGAGTAGTCGCTTCTGGGCCTTTGCCTTCACTTTCGTGGTGCTCTTTGCTTTCACGCTCCCGGGCGTGCTCACCCGGTATCCGTTGACCTTCCTGATTCGTACTGGACTCATACTAGCACCACCAAGTCGCATTCGCCAACGGTGTACACGGTGGCAGAGTATGCAGAGGAGGCTGGATAATCCACCATGGATTGACAGATTGGTAATTCCAGCAACTACCCCTGCACGGGCATGCCTCGCACTTTGGCGTATAGCAGGGAAAACCATCTTTACAACTTTTCATTCTCAATCCCCTTCAGTATGACAGGTAATCTCCTTAGTTGTCGCTGATGTTGAAGTACTGGTTTTACACCACTCACCCCTCCAGTGTACGGACTTCACAAGTCTGACTGCCAAGCGCATCCGTAGCCTCTCATACCATTTCCTGCAGTAGGTAACTTGCCCCCAGGTATCGGGCTGTTGAATCGCATCCAGAGTGATTCTCGTGTCCATTCACTCATCTCCATCCGTCTCCCGTCCAGACCTTTTGGTGTAGTTCGTACATCACAAAGGCCAGCCAGAGTTGCTCCATTGAAACCGGTATGTCTGCCTTGAAGGGTACAGTGAAGGCATACTTGTGCAAGTTGTCGAGCGCAGACCAGAAATTATCCTGAAACGCACCCACTACGAATGACAGCATCTCCTGCAACTGGTCCTGGCGGGGGAGCCAGATACTTTCCGCATCCTCATCTCTGTAACCCCCAATCATCATGCAACTAGTATCGTTGTCATAATGTAGGAGTTCGATATCACCGTTCATGTAAAAGAAGGAACCCAACTCACCATCTTTGGGAACATAACCATAGGGTGAGCCAATGATCTTAGGTTGATGGCTCTGTATCTCAGGGCAGTCGGCCATCTTCCGGTAGGTCTCTGTAGTGTCCATTATCTCTCAGCCCAGTCCTTCATCTTCTCTTTCTTCTCTCGCTCCCGTACCCCGTCCTCTTCCTTGTACTCGGCAAGACACCCGTTCTCAACACACAACTCGTATGTCTCCCCGTCTATCTGTACGATCTCCATTGCAGACTGGACAGTAGCACTAGGCTCTCCAGGTAGAGGATGGCTGCCAGCTTGACCGTAGGTCTGGGGGTCGTACTCAATCTCAAAGTCACATCGATCACAGATTCTCTTTCGGCTCACTGTACTCCACCTTTGTAATACTCCTCATTCGACATACCTCCAACACACTCGGTTGTATCTTCTTCAGGTAGCAGCACTAGCGTAGACGACTCGGTACTATCCCAGTCCATCAGCTCTCCGTTACCCATTCTGATATCCATGTTGCGGACTGAACACCTTGAATTGGAGGTATTCTCATCTCCCCGCAGGCACCTGGACCTTCACCACTCGGCGTTCAGTAGTCGCAACCGTCTCTGGCCTGAACTCTGAGTACATATACCGCCCACACGCACTGAGATGATACTTGGACTCGTCCCTTATCACATTGGTAGGCTTCCCCTCATCGTCCAGCTTCCACATACAGCTATTGAGTTCCTGTGGCCGGTGATGGAGCGTAGAGAAGACATATATCTTGTTGAGTTCCATGAGCCCTTTAACTTTATCTACCTGCGCAGTGACCCTCGGTATCTTAGGTGCTGTGATCGGCCAGCCGTGTGCGGTGTAGTTACTACGAGAGTCGTCTTCCTGCGGTGAACCCCCTACCCGGCGAATGACGTTACGCCCTTCACTGATTACCTGGAACGCCTTGACATTCTCCGCTGTGGATAAACCTCGCCCAGGTAGATACTCAGCAAACTCGTAGAAGAATGCTGTGGACGGGTCTTGAGCAGTGAACAGCGCAGCCGGATTAGCCGAACCAAAGTCATGCCCTGAGTAGACCAGCCAGCCAGATGGTATCGGGAAGGGGTCAATCTTGCACACCCTCTCATCGAAGGCACCGTAAACCAGGAGATTCAACTGGTAGTCATCATCTTGAGCTAGAATCTCCTTGAGATAAGACTCCCGGCTCATATCCAGGGTAATCTCTTCCAGGGCATCAGTACTGAGGTAAGGGTTGTCGTGTGACGTGAAGTGGAAGGCAGCCCATCGACCAGTAGTGTCCTCTTGTGCTCGCTTGAACATCCTGGCGGCATGACGCGGATCCCGAGCCTTTGAGACACCTGTAGACCGAAGAGACGGGGGTGTGTAGATAAACACCGCATCCCCGTTATTGTCCAGCAGCATGGGAGCCCCTACCTCTTCCCAGGCATCCTCAGCAGTGAGCTGGAACTCATCGAAAATTATCAGGTCGGCAT